TTTCAAATGCTTCGCCGCCAACCGCGAGACCTTGGTAGGCGCGGTGGGTGGCTGTGTAGCTAAGTGTGCCGCTGCGAGGAGTCGTAAAAATGAGCTTCTGCGCGGTGGCGTCAAATACCACAAGGGCGGTGGTGCCACCGAGTTGAAAAAGGTTAACATTATCCATTCTCGCTGGGAGCTCGAATGCGTTGCCTGGCCAATATTGAAATTTGAAGGTGTAATTTTTGGGCAGCCCCAAAGTTTGGGCGGCATCGAAGACGGCTTCGACGGTAAAAATGCCATCGGCTTGGCCTGTCGGGTAATTGTAGCCGATATGCAATTTGTTATTCGCAACGCCCGCCAGCGTTTCTTCGAGCGCAGCAAAAGGGTAAAATACTCCATCTACGCCAAATGGATCACCGTCGATAAACGTGTTAAATGTGACTACAGAAAGGACCTCTTTAAGTTGGGTAGGCAGATTGAGAGTGGACCCAAAAAAATTATATTCATCGTACTTGATGACTGGCCCCGAGACGGTGATGAGGCTTGGAGCCTGTATGGCGGGCGAGAATGTGATCTGGTTTGCCGAAAATGAATAGTTGCTAGGCGAGAGGGTGACCCCGTTGACTGAAATCTCGACCACGCTTGGCCATAGGATTTTGGCGACAGGAACATCGCTTTGATTAGTGATGGATGCAAACTCCAGCGTGGCTTCTCCGCGCTCGGTTTTAAAACAGGCTTTTCCACCCGAGGCGGAAATATGGGTCTTGAAAAACAATGTTGCGGTGGCGCGGTTGTAGTAAAATGGCACGCTTGGATCGGTGGCATCCTCGCTCTCCACGCTCACGGTCGTGACAGCAAAGAGAGGCGATGAGGTCGAGATTGAGGTGCTTACGTGGCTTGGGTTTGCGTTGTGAGTGCTGGCCTCGATGGTAAAAAAAACCGAGTTGGCGGAGGCTACTCCGGTTATGTTGGCGGAGATTCCTGGCAGGCGCTTGTCTAAAAAGTAAAAACACTGGCGATCGCGTTTGAAAACAAAGTCCTCCCCTTCGATAAATGCAGTCGCGCCAAGCGATACGCTAGAAACCCCATCGATCCAACCTTTTTGTGCAGGAAAGTTGCCTGCATTTGGCCGGTGGAATGCGGTCTGCTCGGCTAGTGTTTCGGTAATGGTCAGCGTTGTGGTGGTTGCATTTTGTCCTGTCAGGACTTTTTGCCTGGCGGCGATATATTTTGAGTTTCCAGATCCTCCTCCTCCGCCGGACGCGATGACAGGGACTTTGGCGGAGTTGAGAACGTAAAGCTGGACTTCGCTGCCATCCATGGGGGCGACGGAACACGCCTGCCCTGCATAAGCTGTCGGGTTCTCGGCGGCATAGACCTCGAGGTCGCCCAGAGTGCGGAATACAGAAGTGGCGTCCAACGGAAAATTGGCGAGCCTTTGAAAACCTTTAGGGATGCTTACTGGGGCAATATTCTCTGGCATCAGATTGTGACAACGTAGGTTGCGAAATTTGAGAACGGAACGGCGGCTATGTAGGTATAGACGCGGTAGTTGACCGTAGTGCCGCCTGCGACGGAGACGGGAACTGTCGCCAGATCAAATGTGTCGAGCACATTGGCATCGAGGAACTCGGCGTAAAAAATGGAAGAAATTTCACCAAGGCTAGCCGGCATGGCAATCGTGATCCGTCGGTCGCCAGGCTTGACAACGATGGGGTAGACTTTGCCTTTGGAGACGCCAAATGAGGGCGAGCCGATATTGCGAACGGTGCTTGTGTTGGTCGCTTGGAAAGGGTTGGTGTCTGCGCCCATGTACGCCACGGCGGAGAGCGCATTTCCAATGATGACGGAATTTTGAATCTCGGCAGGAAGTGTGATTGTGCGGAAAGCGCTGGTGGTGTCTTCCCATTTCACTTCAAAAATGGCGGAGACTTTTTCTTGCCCAGTAGAAAAGAGGGCGGCGATGACGTCGGAGGATAGGTCAATGGTGCCGCTCGAGCTGGCGGAAAAAGCCAGATATTCGATCGAGCTATAGGAGGCTTTTATGCCGACTGAAACCGAAAAAGAGGATGGGATCGCAAATGAGCTAGTGCCCTCGACAAAAACGATGCGAAAAGGAAGGCGGTCGTCTCGCTTGAGAGTCATCTTTGCCAGGGCAAATTTTGTGTCGGCCTTGGTAAGGATCTTACGGTTGCGGACATCCACGAAGATTTCTAGCTCCGACCAGTTGACAACCGTGACGGTGAGTTGAACTGTCGAGGAGACATTGCTGGCATCGGTGGCCGTGAGCGAGATGCTCGTTGTGCCGCTGAATGTCGGTGTGCCGCTGATGGCCCCAGTGGTGGCATTGATCGACGCCCATTCTGGCAGATTGGAGGCATACCATTTCACGGCTGTGCCGGAAAGGATTGAGGGGGTTTGCGTAAAAGGCGCTCCCAAGGTGGCGGTAAAAGATTGGTTTTCGGATAGCATAAGTGGCGTGGTTGATCCACCGCCTCCACCGCCTCCGCCGCCGCTTGCGGAAATGGTGAAAGATACATTTGTCGGGGTGCTCGAGCCTCCAGTGCCCGTGGCTGTGACGGCAGCCGTGGAAGTGGCCGCTGTGGTCGGAGTGCCAGTAATGGCTCCAGTAGTGGCATTGAGAGAGAGCCCGGCGGGCAAGCCTGTTGCCGCCCATGAAGTCGCTGGGCGATTGCTGGCATTGGTGAGATTTATGACCCCGCTCAATGCGGTGCCCACCGTGCCAGTGATGGATTGGCCCGCCGTGATGATAGGAACCCCTGCTCCGACTACAAAAGAGACCGATTGGTTTGCGCTAGTGCCCCCCGGTCCTGTGGCACGGAGATCCGGCGCCGAAGTGCCCATGGCGGTCGGTGTTCCCGTGATGGCTCCGGTGGTAGCGTTAAGAGAGAGCCCTGCTGGCAATGCGCCGCTGGCGATGGCCCATGAGGTCGCTGGGCGAGTGCTGGCATTGGTGAGTGCAGGCGTCTGCGAAAATGCCACGCCGACTTTGCCAGTGAAGGATTGGCCCGCCGTGATAGTTGGTGGTAAAACGGCAGAAATGGTGATGGTGCCTATGGCTTGGGCGCTTGTGCCGCCAATTCCAGTAGCCGTCAAAGTGATGTTGCCAGCAAATGGGTCAAGAGGCGTGCCAGTGATACGGCCAACGGATGCATTAAAAGTCGCCCACGATGGAAGTGCGGTGCATGTCCATGATGTTGCCGGGCGGTTGACTGAGTCCTCCAATGAGGCCGCGCCGACAAAAGCTGAGCCTACCAATCCCGTAAACTGAATGGGAGTCGTGATGATTGGTGTCCCATAAGCAATAACGAATTGAATGGTGACTGGATCTGGGTTCCTCGGTGCCGTGGCTTGGCCAGCTCGGTTGTTGTAGTTGTACCCGCCACCCGCCAATGGCCAACCAATGCCGTCGCCATTATTATTCAGGGCGAGAGAATAAAATCCACCTGCGGAAAGTTTGGCAGGCGACACGACATCTGTCGGGATGTTGCATTGCCCTTGAGAGTTATTCCCCCACGCAATGACGGTGCCGTTTGATTTTTCTGCTAAGGAAAAATAACCTCCGGCAGAAATGGAGGTGACGCCCGTTGCGCTTGCTGGGACGGTCGTTTGGCCCGATGTATTCAGACCCCAAGCAACTACCGTTCCGTCGCTCTTGAGCGCGAGCGCATGGCTGTACCCGGCAGAGATCGCGGTGACGCCAGATAATCCAGAAGGGATCGTCGTTTGGCCAGCGTCATTCCTGCCCCAAGCTACGACGGTGCCGTTGCTTTTTAGCGCCAATGAGAAATTCAGACCCGCTGAAATCGCCGTGACGCCAGTTAAGCTCGGTGGGACGGTGGCTTCCCCGTACTCATTATGGCCCCAAGCTACGACGGTGCCGTTGCTTTTCAAAGCCAGACAATGGCCCAAAATACGACCCGCTGAAATCGCGGTGACGCCAGTTAAGCTCGGTGGGACGGTGGCTGCGCCTAATGTCGTATTGCCCCAACCGAAGACCGTGCCATCGCTCTTGAGCGCAAAGGCATGTCCCTCTCCAGCAGATATCGCGGTAATGCCGGAAAGGACATCTATGCCTGCGGCGGGCTCAAAATGTTCCGAGCTATTGTCACCAAAAGCAAAGACTGTCCCATCATTTCGCAAGCCAAAAGATACCGTCTCCGTGGCCACAAAATCTACAAAAGTCTGCTTGTCTTGTATAAAGGTGGCAGTGGAGGTGGCTGCTGTGGTCGGTGTGCCAGTAATGGCCCCCGTTGTCGGATTGATCGATAGCCCAGAGGGTAGTCCAGATCCTGTCCACGAAAGTATGGTGCCCGAATGCGCGGGCGTCTGCGAAAATGCTACGCCAACTTTGCCATTTAGGGTTTGACCAGGTGAGATTGCCATTACGTCAAAGCTAGGTTGTCAAAATCAGCACGCCTCAGTGGCTATCCACTGGAAGCGACCTGCCGAAAAGCCCAACACATAGGTGCCGCCGTCCGTTGGCGGGGCGGGCGAAAAGGTGAGTGATTTTTGCTTGTAGCCCGACGGGCCAGTGATCTCATTGATAGACCACGGCTGGGGATTCCCCTGATCATCAGCGTCGGAAACTTGTAGATCGCAAAAGGTGAAATTGCGATCAAGATCCTCGGCTGAAATCTGCGTGGGATATTTCGCCTCCTTGGATTTTGCCCGGTGCGTAAATGAGATAGGGATGCTCATTGCACGGTATAAGCAAGGCCATACACAATATCGGCCTCATCGATATTGCCAAAATTTCGACGGGTTATAGATCGGATCTCTGGGGTCCAAGAAATAGACAGAGCGGCGGGCGAGGATGATGGACGATCTCCAATGATCTGCCGCTTTTTCATTGTTCTTGAAAAAGTGCGGCCTTGGATTTTTTGAGAGATTTCTACAATGGATTTGTCGGAATCGAGTGCGGTGAATTCCGTGATAGTGGCCACGCTCCATTTTTCGTTGATGGTGTATGTATCGAAGCTTTTAGAGATAGTGATAATCTCGTTTCCAAAAACTTTATTATCGAAAGGAGTTATTGAAACGGCGAGGAAATTTAATTCCCAATACCCTTGTCCTGTGTTTTTTGCTGTAGGTGGCGAGAATAAGCTCCCATGCACTTCTGCCGCGTTTATTGCGTCATCCTTTTCGTCTGGCAGATACGCAATAGTCCCAGAGATGAATTTTAATCCATTCCGCGAAGTCGTTTCAGTGAGACCGGGCAGAAGGACAGGGAATTTTCCGAAAATGGTGTATGCCATAATTATGCGACGAGAGCGGCGACGGGGAGCTTGGGTTCTATTTTGCCGACGAGGTTTTTGATGTCGGAGACGAGGTTTTTGAGTTCCGAGAGGATGCTGGTGTCGGGCTTCGGTGGCTCTTGCATGGGTGTGGTGCCGGGGCCAAAGCTCGGTAGGGAGTCGGTGAGGTTGAGCTTTAAGGGCTCGCTGAATGCGGCTGCGGCGGCGGACTTGAGCGAGGCCAGCGAGTCGGCAAAGGCGGCCATATCGAACTTGGCAACGAGATCCACTGGCTTTGCCCCCAGCTCGGCGATGCTGGCGGCGGCGGCGGTTGTGTCGGCGGTGGCCTTCACTTTGACCTCGGTTGGCGCTTTGCCAGACTGAACGATCGCATAAACGGCGGCTTGCACATCAGCCAACGATCCGCCCATGTCTTTTGCGACGATTTCGGCAGTGGCTCCGTTTCCGATCGCGGCGATGGAGTCCTTGTATTCTTTGAGCGACGCGAATCCTTGCTCTTTTAGGGTGAGCAAAACTTCTTTGGTTGGTGCGAGGTTTTTAACCTCAGCGGCGGCGAACTTCCAATCGTCTTTGCCTGTCAGTTTGATCGCCAAATCCACATCTTTTTGGGTAGGCAGGCTGTAGAGGATTTTCTGCAAATTTTCGACTGAGTCCACACCGGCGGTCTTCATCCCAACCTCGATATTTTTATTATCCATAAGCCCAAGGATCTTGCGGGCTTCGATAAGATCGGGCTGCCCGGTGAGCTTGAGGGCGACCTCGATGGAGTGCTGCGTGGCCGAAGCACTATTGATCTCGGCCAGAAGGGTCTTGAATTTTGTGTCTTCGATTTTGGTGGTGACGGTGATGATGATGTTTTTGCCCGAAATGCTGTCGGTGATCTGCTTGGTGCGGAGCATGGCGTCTGCGAAGGCGTTGGCGTTCGCTTCGCCCATGCCGGATTCGGTGGATTTTTTCCACGCGTCGAGCCATACCTTGCGCTCCTCGAGGGCTTTTTGTTCGGCTTGGTTGCCTGTGGCTTTGGCGGTGGCAAGATCGAGCTCAAACTGGAGTTCAGCTTGTTTGGCGGCTTGGATTTTTGTGGTGGCGTCGAGTTGGGTGTTGAGTTCCTGCGTGACCTGTTTTGCCCCTTCGGTGGCGGGAACCATGGCTGTCTCCATCGATGTGCGGGTCGCTTTGCCGCTGGCCTCGATAGCATCCATCTGGGCGTTCATCCGCTTGGTTGCGTCTTCGGCTCCAAAAAAGTCCTCTTTAAATACTCGAGTTTTTGAAGCGGTCTTGTCGAACTCCTCTGTGACTTTGCCTGCGGCTTTGGCGGTCTCGCCCATGTTGGCAATCTGAGCCTCTCCGAGCTTGGTATTTGCGGCGTCGAGTACCTCAAACATCTTGTCGCCTGCGGCCTTGAAGCCCGGCAATTCGGAGATCGCTGCGGAAAATGTCATGAGCGACTCGGTGATATGTCGCCCGAATGTGAGAGCGGCATCGATGAGCGCGCTGCCGATGTAAGCTGTGACCGCAGAAGCTAAGTTGGTCTCCATGGACTTAACCAAAAAGTCAATGACCGTGGAGGACGTGTTGAAAAAGGCATTGCCGAAAGTCTTTACTGCGACCTCGAACGAGGTGCCGTAGGCCTTAATGGTGGCGATGGGATCATTAAAAGCCCCAATGAGTCGGTCTGCCAAGCGGACGACTATGTCCATGGTGGCCTTCCCCCAACCGGCAGCATCCACGCCACTGAGGGCGGCAGTGAATACGTTCAAGGCTGGTAAGGCTTTTTCTAAAAATCCGGCGGCGAACTCAAGAACCTTGTTGTTAAGAGCGGCCATGTTATCGCCCACGCTGTCGAAGGCGGCGGCGGAGCGATCCATCACGCCAGGGAGTCCGCCGAGTTGCCCCTTGGCCCCTTCGATCTCTCCGCTGAAATTTTGAAGGATGGGGAGAAGCTCTCCGCCGGATTTACCGAAGATCGACATTGCGGCTTCGGCGCGCTGCGCTGGATCTTGAATAGAAGAGATGCGCTGCGCAAATACGCCCATTTGGTCTGTGGGTGTCTTCCCTGCGAGATCGCCCATGGTGATGCCGAGTCTGGACATGGCGTCGGATTGAGCGGCTCCGCCTTGGGCTGCATCCACCATGAACTTTTGCATTTTGTTCATAGAGGTGCCGACGGCATCGGCGCTCACTCCTGTATTGGTGAAGGCGCGCTCAAGAATGAGGAGATTGCCTGCGGTTTCGCCTGTGCGGCTTGAGAGGTCGTTGAGTTTGCCGCCGAGGTCTATGGCTGCGCCGAATTGATCGACGACAGCGCGGGCGGCGGCGGTGGCGGCTTCGACTGCCATCATGCCAACCTTGACGGCGGCACCGGCTACGCCTGCGGCGAGGCCGATCTTGCCGAAAGACATATCAAATCCTTTGGCGGCTCCTGCGCCCTTTGCTCCAAAATCGTTGATGCTATTCGTGACGCTCTTTAAAGAGTTGCTGAGGCCTTCGTCTTTGGCGCCGAGGGTGACTGTAATATCGCTCATTGTAGTTCGGCTTGTTTGGATTTTTCCGCTTTGATGGCGTGGGACATCATGCTCATCATTTTTTTCTTCGCCAGGTTGACGGCGAAAGATTCTCCACCGGCATCGAGGGTGGCGCGGGCGTAGGACACAGAGTTGGTAATCGCGATGGAAAATCCCATGCCTTCTTTTTGCATGGCGGCGACCATGCCCGCAGCTTTGGGCATATTCCGCTGGACCCATGACGGCACGCCCTTGAGGGGCTCGCGCACGTCGGCGTTGCACTTCTCGGCCACGATGGCCCAGCCTGCCTTGGCGATGCCGACTTTTTTCAGCGTCTCTTTGAGATACTTGCGATAGGTGGCTTGCTTAATGAGAGCACGGTTAAGGAGGCCGAGGCGAGTGGTCTGCCCGGCGGCGGTCTTGTGCGATTTGTGCCAAGACTTTGCTGCACCGACATCGGAAATCTGCGTCTGCGTGTCGGTCGCCCACACGATGCCGCTTTTGCTATGCAGTGCCGCGCCGCCGGAGCTAAATGCGGTGCCTTTTTTAAGTTCCTTCCACCAGGTGGGATTGATGATGGTAAATATGCTGCGGATGTCTCCGGCGACTTGCTTCTCTCCTGCTTGCTTGGAGGTCCCGCTTGTGCCTGACGGCGCGGTGTAGCGCATGCACTCGAGCGCGCAGAGCCGGGCGGCATTATTGACAAGCTGGCCGACCTCTTTGCCGACAAGAAATTCGTATTTCTTCATTTTCCGAAGAAACTTGGTGTCGTCGATTTGTATGCTTGGAGTTGCCATGTTTTATTTAAAGGCGCGCAAAGACGGCTTCTATATCGCTTGCCAAGTCAAAAGCGGCTGCGGTGTTATTGCGCTTCCAGGCTTTGGGTGCTCCCTGCGCGGTGGCGTCTGCGTGCAGGAGTTGCAGTCCTGCTGTGAAGGGGACCTCGAATAAAATGGCGTGATGGCCCCAACCGGTAAGTTTCGCGACTTGGTAAACATAAGAGGCGAGCCAGTTGGGGCTGTTTAGTTTCCCGACGAGTTGCCCGTGGCTGAGGTCGACTCCGATGCGTTGATGCGCTCGAACTCAAGCTTCACTGCCTCGGTGAGCGCGGCTTGAGATTCGAGGGTTTCGTAATTCTCAATATGCCATTTGCGAACGGCGCGGGAGAAGGCGTCGGGGTTGTCTGCGATCTCGAGCACTTCGTCGAGCGGGACGGTGTGGACGTAGCCGAAAGCGGCGACCGACCAGAAGTTGCCTTTTTTGCCCGTGCTGTTGCTCTGGACGATGTCAATGGTGCCTGGCACAAAGCGCCGGAGCTTGAAGTCGCCGACTTTGGTGGACCCGGGGCGCATGCCTTGGAGGCGGAGTGCGTCGTCGTCTTTTGCGAAATCGTTGTCGGTGGTTTTTTGTTTTGTTTTCATTTTTTTGGTTTTGGTTTTTAGAAAAACTTGGCGAATTTTTGACGCGTTTCCTGCGTGGCGTTTTCGGAGAGAAGAAGGATTTTGCCGTTGCGGCGGATCTCGATGGTGCGGGTCGTGTCGTGGTGGAGATCGATGAGACGCTCACGGTTGATAAATCCGGCGCGGATGTAATTGACGGGGTGCTCGGCATCGGACTCCTCAATCTCAACGTGCCCTTTGGTCATCCAATGGATGACCTTGCTGGCGCGCATGCCTCGGGGGCCGTCTTCGGCGACCCAGTAGGCGCTGGATTCCTTGCCGTCTTCGCGGGCGATGCGGACGCAGGGAGTGGATTCATGGAAGTCAAAGCCGAGCGTGGCGAGTGCCGATGCGGCCTTGAGGTTACCGGTGGACGTGTAGGAGCGGTTCATTATTTCGGGTTCTATTTCTCAAAAAAGGGGCGGCTCCCGGTTAGCCGGGGAGCCAGCGGCGTGGGGATTTTATTGCTCGGGGAGCGTGAGGTCGTATTGCGTCGCGGCAATTTTGACCTTGGCGAATCCGTCGGAGCTTTTGGAAACGACCACAGAATCAACAAGGATCGTGCCTGCGAGTTGGCCCATAGCGGTATTGGCAATCGAGGTCATCTCGTCGCCGACCTCTACGGACGATGAAGACGCAAGGCCCTCGATGGAAATCGAGGCTTTTTTGTTGAAGCGGTGCGTTTGCACGATGTCGCCGTTGATGTCCATGACCTCGGCTTTGTCGGACGACACGTCGTAGCTGAACGACTGAACCATGAGCCCGGCTTCGTCGGTCATTCCAAATTCGATCGTTTGCGTTGAGAAAAATTTTGCGGCCATAATGATTAGGAGTTGGAGGCTGAGATTTGGATTTCGGCAAAGCCCTCGAGCGAGCGAGAGGTGGAGATGGAATCGATCTTCCAAGTGCCAGTAGGAGCCCCAGTAAGCGCCAATGTGGCGCCCACAGTTTGAGCTGCTGTGAGATCGCCTACGGCGGAGATCGATAGCTCTTCCTTGAAGCCATAATATCCAACGGCGGCGGTCTCACCGGTCGGCCCTTGGAATTCCGTTTTTTGCGCTGACTTGGTGTGCTCCATCGACTTGACGAGCAAGTTGGGGCTCGAGATGCCGGTGATTCCAAAAGTTTGAGTTGTTGATGGCATGGTTTGTGGGTTTCGTTAAATTGCGTGTGTCAAATTTCGGCAACGAGGCCGAGGGAGATTTGCAGCGTGCAAAGCCAACGCCCGTCCGAAATGGAGTTGTTGATCGAGGTCAAAACAGATCCAGCCAGGCGCAAGGTGGCGGGGAAATAATCGGCGAGGTCGTTGGGCGGGACGGCGAGCGAATGCAGCCGGGCGGTGAGAGCTTGGTGGGCGTCGAGGCCGCCTTCCAGTTCGCAGGGTGTGGCCAATACCAGCGAGACAATAGCTTTCGATACGTTGGCAACAAGGACCGTGTTGGAGTCGAGGCCAACGACGATCACGGGCTGGTCGCCGGGGATGGTCTCGGCGCTCTGTCCGGTCAAGATCGTGATGTCGGCGAGGTCGGGATCGGTGAGCAGCCAATCGCGGATGGCGAGTTCGAGGGCGGAGTTCATAATGACGAGCCGGGCGCGATGGTGGCGACGTATTCGCCGGGGGTGCTGATGACCTCTTTGAGGGTCTGGATCGTGTAGGCCTTGCCACCGACAAGGATCTGCTCGCCACGGCGCGGCGGGGTGGCGAGGGACGTGGCCAAAAATCGGCAAGTGAACTCTCCGCCCTGGCGAAGTCCGCCCGTCTCGAGATCGAGGCCGATGGCGATGGGTGAGAGCACGACGCGGAGGGGCTGGCTGCGGAAGGTGGCCGTGTGGCCAAGGGCGGCATTGCGAAGCGCGGCGGCGGTGAGTTGAAATGAGCGGATCGCGTCGGGCGACATACCCGTGGCGAGGTGTCAAAAAGAAAAGCCCGGCTGGTGAAAGGTCCAGCCGGGCTCTTGCGGGTGGGCGCTGTGAGGCGCGAGGAATTACTTCTTCTTCTTGGGCGACTCTTCCATGCCTTCGACTTCAACAACGGCGCTGTGCTTTGAGGCGTGGCGCTTCAGGGTTTCGTTGAGTGAAACAATGATGGTTTCGTCTGCGCTGAACTCACCGGCGACTTGCTTGGCTTTGAAGTCGGTAAGTTGCTCGGCGAGCGGGACGCTGGGCAGGTGCTTGACCTGCCAAGTGTCGCCGTTGCGTGCGAGTGTGATTCCAAGGCGCATGAGGATTAAGCGGAAACGATGCGCTTGAGGGCGGCGGCGTGGCCGAGTGCGAAGCCGTAGTTGACCTCGATGACGGATTTCTCTGTGTCCGTGTCGGGATCGCCCCATGAGCGATACTCGATGGTGAGGCCGGTCTCTGGATCGACGGCCACTTCATAGGCTGTGAGGTTGTTGCGAACGCCGGGCGATGGGGCCACTGGCGAGAATGCAACCAAGATTGCTTCGGGAAGTGCAACCATTCCGACGAGGTTCTGCGAGTTGCCGGGGATGAGGTTGGTGCCGATAACGTCAAAGCCAGCGATCTGTGGGAGGCGTCCGTTTTGGATGGCGGATGCGCTGCCGACTGCGGCTGCGTTTTTGATCGATGCGTCTTTGAGAAGAGCGCCTTCATAAGCGTTGTCGAGGATCATGACGCGGCTGGACTTCGCCCATTTGGATTGGTCGAGCACGGTCTTCATGGTGATCAAATCGTCGCTGTCAAAGCTCGAAGCTGCGCCGGTGTGGATCGCTGCGCCGTAGTTGGCGAGCGTCACGACTCCGAGGACGTCACGAAGGATGTCTTCGGCGAGCTTGCGGCCTTTCAAGAATCCGAGTTGCTCGGGGTTGAAGTAAGGCTGGCGAGCGAGTTCGCTCGATGTGAAGGAGAGCGCTTGGTATTTGCGCTTGTTCACCGTGATCTCGCGGCTGTTGATCGCGTTTGAATCGGAGAACGCATACGTTCCGTTGAAGTCGCTCGTCGCGTCTGTGGCGAGAGGGAAGAATGGAACGGCGATCTTGTCGGTGCCTTGCAGCGGTACGCTGTTGTAGACAGTCGAGAAAGAGTTGAGTGGGAGAAGTGCTTCACGGAGCGCCATGAGAGCGCTGTCGAGAACGACATTCAGTTTGAGTTCGGAGCTGATGGTGGTGGCCATGATGTGATTTAGGTTTGGTGGGTTGGATTCGGGTTTTCGTGAATTATTGCGGTGTCAAATTTTTAGATGCAATTTCGAGCGCCTTGCGGTTGGCTCGGAAGATGCGGGTCTTCTCTGCGCCGGTGGCGTTTTTCCACTGGTCGTAAATGTTTGCGGCGTTTTCTGTTGGCGTGACAGCTGGGATTTCGCGGGCTGCGGATAGGCCGAGGCTACGCTCGAGGCGGGCAAGGGCTTCGCGTTCTGTGTTGATCACATTGTGCAAGATCTCGATTTTTACGCTGGCTTCTTTGAGGGATGCAACGGCTTCGTCACGCTCGGTGATAACGGCGTTGTATTTTGCAAGGATGCTGTCTGCGCCGGTAATCTTGGCTTGTGGCTCTTCGACGGCGGGAGCTTCGACGATTTCCTCAATAGCGGGGGCGATGACTTCTTGCGCTACGGGTTCGGCTTCCACGGCGGGAGCGGGTTCGGTAGCTGGTTGCTCAACTGGAGCGGATTCGCTCACGACGGTTGCCTCTACTTCTGGAGCGGCGGGTGTTTCGATGTTGTCCATAGGTTTTCCCTTCGCGAAGGTGTCAAAACGAGCGCGGAGATTTTCGGGGGTGGCTGTTGCAGCTGCTGCGACCCCTTCCTCGATGGCGTCGGCAAATCCGAGGGCGACGGCATCCACGGCGTCGAGCCATGTCTCGGCGTCCATCATGGCGGAAATATCCGTTTCGCTCATGCCGGTCTTGCGGACGTAGGCGTTGCGCAGATTGACCTTGAGCATGTCGAGGAGGTCGGCTTCTTTGCGGAGGTCTTCGCTTCCACCCATGCTGACGGTCCAAGGATTGTGGATCATCATCAGGGCGTTGTCGGCTATGTAGACCGGAGCGCCGGCCATGGCGATGACGGAGGCCATCGAGGCGGCGAGCGCGTCGATGTGAACGGTCACCCCGCCTTGATGCCTACGGAGCGCATTGTAAATGGCCGTTCCCTCAACCACGGACCCACCGGGCGAGTTGATGCGGAGGTGGATGTGCTGACCGGAGAGCTTACTAAGGTCTCCGAGGAATTGTTTTGAGCCTGCGCCAAAAGCACCGATTTCGTCATAAAGAGTGATCGTGGTTTCATTGTTGCCGGTGGATTCCATTGCATAAAATTTCGGAGTGGAGTTGGGTGTGGTCATGGTTGTGGTATTGGCGTGTTGGCTGCGTCTTGTGGCATCTGTGCCGCGATGCCTCGGCTGACGGAGTTCGGAAATACTTCGGAGATGTTGAGCCCGAGGGATTCGCATTTGGCTTTGCGACGGAGGAAGGTCTGAATGACATCTTCCTCTTCCTCTTCGGCGCGGAGGCCTTGCATGTTGTAAAAGCGAGTCGGCGAGATGTGGCCCTTGTCGAGTTGTTCGCTGTAGGCACGGGCGTCGCGGCCGGAGTCCACCGTGATCTTGCGTGGGGCGAGCCATTCGTGACGCCACCAATCATCCCCAGGGTAATCCAAGCGCCCGGCTTGGATCTCATGCCAGAGCCAGTATTTGTAGTAAGGGCGGCAGAACTGATCGATGACCATTTGTTGCAGGCGCTCTAGGAAATTCTGCGTGACCTCGAGCACAGCGCGTTGCTCAGTGCCTCCGAGTCCGACATTGACCAGCATGGCTTCGGGTGGGAGGCCGATGGCAAAGGCGACATCCGAGCGGAGCGCACGCATGACGGCCTCGTAAGTCTGGCCGGGGATGTCGTTTTTAAAGGCTTCGAGCTTTTCGCCTGGCTTGAGACGTGGCAGGAGGATTCCGTTCGGGAGGTCGCTTGTGGAGAGGTCGCCGACTTCGTTGCTGGTGGATTTAAGACCTGACCCGAGTCCGATCTTGGCGACCTCGGAGGAGGTGACCATGTAGCCGATTTGAGATCCGGCTTTGTAGGCTCCCTTGACGAATCCGTTGATCTCGGAAATATCGCGGAGGTTGGCGCATGCGGAGTGCAGCCATGAAACTCCACGGGGTTGACCGTGCCGGCGGATGTGGCGGAAGTGTAGGACTTGATCGGCGAGGATGTCTTGACCGTCGATGATATAAGCGGAGGGCGCACCGAATGGGTCGAGGCGCACGCCGTCATGCGTGAACTCGTCGGTGTTGCCAAATGAGTTGATGCCGCCGATGGCTTCGCCACCGATAAAGCGGACGCGGGATGCGTTCTGTTTTGTCGTGAGAAATTGGGCGAAAAAATCACCATCGATGGCGACTTGTCGGAGGATGAGAGATTGCGCGGTGTAAAAATTCACCTGTGCGCCGGCATCAAATGCCCACGCCTCAGCGCAGTTGCGATCTTCAAAATACTGATCGACCTTTTTGTTCCACGCGGGATTCGAGGTTTTAGGCTGGACGACAATGCCGGTGCCGATAGCACGCTGGGCAAGATGCTCGACAATGTAGGTGGCTTGTGGCGCGTTATTGTAAAGCCAGCGAGCGAGTCGCAGGATCTCCATGCGCGAGGTCGGCGTGAGCTCGCGCTTGGGGTCGGTGGTCGGCATCCATATGTAGCCGCGATTCAGCGAGGGTTGAGCGGCTTCAAACGCGGCGGCCTTAGCTTCTGGCTTGCGTGGGCGTCCGGCCCCTGGGCGTAAGCCACCCCGCTTTGATACTTTGATTTCGCTTTGATTTATCGACACGCCCCAGCGGGCTTGTCAAACGCAGGTGCCGTATCGGCTGCGGTCTGCGATATCAAAAAGCTGACGGCCATTCGGCCCTTCGTTGAGGATCTCTTCGACGGCTTGGAGGAGGAGCCACTTGGGAAAGGAGATCGTGCCGGCGGTGCCTGTGCCGTCGGCTGAAAGCGAGGTGATGACGACTTCCTCGGTGGCGCTGGCAAAGGTTGCAAGCGCGAGGGCTTCAAGCTCCACCGTGGTCTTGGTGCGGCGGAGGAAGGCTTTTACGCCTGTCATTTTGTCGAGGTCGGACATGACCTCGGCGGGGTGTCAAAAAGAAAAACCCGCCGTGGTGCGCTTCGTGGAGAGGCGTGGCGGGTGTTGTTGGCTTTGCGGGCGAGTCAAAAATCAGTTTTTCAAAACATGCCAAGCGATGTGGCAGAGCTTGAGTGCGTCCATATAGTGATCCTGTGCGACGGATTTCCATACAAGCTCGGTCCCGCTGGCGGTCTTGCGCGGGACGAGACGCTGGCCTCCGAGTCCTCGGAAGAGTTCGTTGGTGGAATCCGCCGGCAACTTGAGCGGCGGGTGCGCGTTGCGGATGCGGTCGCTGAATAGCTCGGTCTTGATGGCGTGGTCCACATAGGTGTAGAGGACAACGCCGGGGAAGTCGGGAAGGACGGTACGGGAAATCTTCGATCCGAATGTGGCACCGGACCCCTTGCCTGCGTGCCAGAATCCGCCGGACGCTTGGCAGGCCGTGTAAACTCGGAAGGTGGCGAAGCCGGAATCCATAAGCCCACACTCGGGGGAGACCTCGGCACCGGATGGCGTGCGGTAGCTGCGGCGCGGTGAGTCTTCGAGGAGATCCTCGATGGCGAGGGTTGTTCCGTAGTCGAGAACGTAGGATGCTCCGACGGCATCGAATGCGACCGTGACCCAGTGCTGTTTGTCCTGGCCAATGTCCGCGCAAGTGACGACATGCGCGGGCTCAATGGGGCATGTCCCGCGTTGATAGTCTCCGCGAAGGGCGAGGATGTTGGTCTCGCCGATGGAGGTTTCGATCTGCTCCCACGGCATGGCCATGGTGCTGTTGGTGAAATCTTGGAGGCCGTTGATGGTTCCCTTGTCGCGGAGGAACTTGATGGCGAGAGCGCCGAATGTGCAGGATCGCCACGGGGCGTAGAGGGAGTTGAGGTGGAAGCTGCGGAATCCACGCTGGGCGGCGGGGTTGGTGGATTGCCATTTACCCTCGGCTAGCATTTCCATTTTCTGGCCGTCGTTGATTTTTGCGTTGCACCGCTGGCAGAGGTAATGAGCGGACTCCTCGACGCGGGCCATGTTCCACTTGCCGTCTTCCTTGGCGGTGGCATCCCACTTCACTTGCTCCCAGAGGAGCTCGATGCGCTCGGAGCAATGCGGGCAGGCGAGCATGAATTTTTCCTGTGTGCCTTTGAGGTACTCCTGCCAGATTGCGCCGTCGGGCGTGGTGGGTGTGGAGGTCTTGACTCTGAGCGCACCGACAAAGGACTTCGTGCGGTTCTCGGCTAGGAAAAGGGCGGAGGTTTCGGAGTCGGTTTCCCTGGCGAACTTGTCAACTTCATCCATCAAGAGGAGGCCGGCGGGACGGCTGGCGAGATTCGCTGGGGAGTTCGACCCGACGAAGACGAGAGAACACCGCGAAAAATGCTGCTCGAGGTTTTTGAATTTGTGGCGGTCGCTGGGGATCTGATCGCGGAGGGTGGCGCTGTCCTCGAAGAGCGGAAGCCAGCGGGTCTCGCTGAAGGATCGGGCGAGGCCTTCGGTTGGCATGACCCAAACGACGGGCTGCGGTTTGTTCACGATCCGCCATGCCGTGCCAGCCTGCACCATCGTAGTCTTTCCGGTCTGCGTGCCGAAGACGAGCACAAGGTCGGAGACGTCCACATCGCCGAAGCACTCGAGCGGCTCGCGGAGGTAGGGCGTCATGTTGCAAGAAAACGCGCCCGGCATCTGCGTCTGGCGTTCGGACAAGATCACTTCATCTTCGCACCAATCCACCACCGACCGCCGATCAATCGGCGCGTAGATCGAGCGGAGGTTTTCGCGCAGGGCTTCGGCGGCGGGGGTCATTGCGCGAGTTCTTCCGCTTCGAGCGCCTGCATGGTTGCCTTTATTTCTCCGCAGTTTGCGGCGGCTTTTTTTCCGTCGCCTTTTGCAAAAACTAAAATGTTTTGATGCGCTGGCGTGAGTTGCTGCGTTGCCTCGAAATGTTCCTCTTCCTTTTTGAAAACCAAAACATTTTGGTGGGTCTTGCCAAGTTTCCGGCTGGCGGAAAATTGTCGGCCCGCTCTCATTGCTACAGATCCGGATGATGTAACAAGAATTGCTTCGTTGTAATAGTGAAGCCCGGCGGCGCGAAAGGCTTCCACCGTATCGCCCACGAAATTGTAGTAGTTCCCTTTCTTGTCTCGGACATCTCCGACCACAAAGCATGCGAAGCTGTTAGGCTTTAACAAAGAACAGGATTTTTGGATGATTTCAAAGTAAGCGGCTTTGAACTCTGGATAGCTAAGCGTCGAAAGGTCGTTTGGATCTTCGCTGTAGACTTCGAGGTCTGCGTAGGGCGGGCATGAAAAAACCATGTCCGCGTTGATGTCGCTGCATACTTTGTCAATCGTTCGGCTGTCTCCGCAGTGCCACACGGGTTGCGGGTCTTGCGCGACATTTGCTTGCGCGCGGTTTGCTTGGATTTGTTCCTCGCGTAAATCCATTCCGACATATTGCCGGCCACAATGGCTGGCCACGATGCCCCGCACGGATCCGCCTGAAAATGGGTCGAGTATCGTTCCGCATTCTGGTGAAAACCAACGGTAGGCAAGCTCGCAAAGAACGGGATCGAAAATGCTGGTTCCAGTTTCTCCATTTTGCCTGGCGAGCATGTCCGGAGATCCTCCCGCTGGTGCGTTTCTTCCCTCTTCCGACTTTATTCCCAAAGCCAGCCAAGCCCGCTTTCTATCCTGCCACCATCCTTCGCGGGCGTTGAGAACGGTAAATGGTGGAACTCCGAATTTTTCCGAAAGGGTTTTCTTTGCGTCGGCAAGGTCCGCCGCTTCTTGCATGTCAGCCGGTAAGGCATCGAAGCCAAGCTCGGTGACATCCAGTCCGAGGGCGGCGAGATCCGCCAGCTCGAGCTTGAGCATTTCTTCATCCCACCCACCGCCGATCTCCGCGAGGCGGTTGTCGGCGAGGATGTAGGCGCGGCGCTGCGTGTCGGTGAGGTGGCCGAGGCGGATGCAGGGGACGGACTCGAGGGCGAGGGATTGAGCGGCGAGCACGCGACCGTGACCGGCGATGATGCCGTTGTCGCGGTCGATGAGGACGGGGTTGGTGAAGCCGAACTCGCGGATGCTGCCAGCGAGCTTGGCGACTTGGCTGGCGTCGTGCTTTTTCGCATTTCTGGCATACGGGATGAGGTCGGAGGTTTTGAGGTGTTCGATGGTCATATTGACTGGCGGATGAGGGCGGTGAGTTTGTCGATCCAATCGCCGATGGTTTTTTCGATGGATTTTTGAGGTTGGCCGTGGAGCCGCGGGGCAAGTGTTTTGGCTGCGACCTCGAGGGTTTGGCGCACGGCGATGTGCGGGCGTCCCGTAATGTCCCGAGCTTCGTCGAAAAATAAGAGGATGCCTTCGTCGCGTTGCCATTCCTTGAAGTCGCGCTCGGCTTTGTGGCGGTTGTTGCGGCTGGCGATGTAGACGGCGTTGGCTTTTCGAATGTCTTCGATGCTTCCGCCGTTGCGTTTGCAAACGACGAGTTCGTTGTAGCCTACTTTCTCAGCGAGCCGGGCGCGGCGGAGGGATTGGCGGGGCGTGTTGTCTTCGTCCTCGGGCTCGGGGTCGCTATGGCGAGTAGGTGGAACGGCGTCAACCGGCGGGGGAGGAACTGGCAGAGGTTCGGCGACCTTTGAGACTCTCGGAGGTTCGGCGACCTTCGGTAGTTTCGGCGCTGGCGGGGTCTCGCCTCGCTGGCCACGCTTGGCGCGGGGCGGGGCGTTGGTCTCCCTCCACGCCTGGGCGGCGTCCACCGAGTTGGTCGGCATCCCCTTCTTGACGAGGCGCGAGACCACCGACTTGTCGATTCCCAAAATGTTGCTTAGTTCCGTGACGCCCACGCCCTATGCAACGTGTCAAAACTATGCAACACTCAGAAAAACACCGAGCGAGTGGTCAAACTGCTAGAATCCACAGGCTTAAAAAGATTCCTTATAGCCATAGTCACATAGCCAAGCATAAGTGAAGTTGAGGGAATTCAATCGTGTCTGATTTCTGGAGATTAAGTTTTGCTTCAAGCGGGCGAAGGTTTGCCCAATTACATGCAAGTCTGCGATGTGATTCATTTGTAAGATCAAAAGAGGATAAGGGTTGTATATGGTCAACATGCCAATAAGTTCCGTAGTTTTCCCAACTCATGCGCTTAGTGAATTGTGATTCTAAATACATGCGCAGTTGACGCGGTGTGCAGCCAACGCTTTGTGCAAAAGTATCAGAAAATGAACCAAGCATTTGTTTTAATCTTTTTCTAATATTTCCTCGCAACCTGACTTCAGGTCGTTTTCTTTGTTTCGCTTTTATTATTTTTATTTTATCTTGATTTTCGAAAACCCATTTCAGCCTTTGTTCTTTGATTTTAGATTTGTTTTTTTCATACCAGATCTTCCGTGTATCTTTTTTAGATAAAAAAACTTTTTGTTTTTTGTTTTTGCAGATTTGAGTAATTAACTTCTGGCTGAATAGCGTCCAATAATTGTCCACGACGCTTGCCCAGTTCTCATTCCACCATTGCTCTCCGGCATCTCTTTGCGCCTTGCCGTTTTTAATAGATGACGCCTTTGTCGCTTGAGATTTTGATAGCGTTGGTAGTGCATTCTCTTTTCTGAATTGGCAAATGGTCGCTCTATCCTTGTTGACCAAATCCCCGGACATTTTGCCGGCCATACCAATGAGCGCATGGCATTTGCCGCACTGCTGCCATTCAGGTCGCGAGCGGCCACTCGGCTTTCCTTTTTTATCACGGCCGACCTGAATTGATGAGCATTTGCGCGAGCAATACTTGCGCCCGCCCTTAGGTTTAAACTCCAGACCACAGAAAGGGCATGGGGTTGGTTGAAGTCTGCTCCATTTCCTACGCGGAAGAAGCCCAGCGAATAGCCCGATTTGACACGAGCCGGTTGTCGTTGTTTGCACGACAACGGCCGGGTGTCAAATTGAGGAGAAATCTTAATTTGCTCCCGGCATTCTTATGCCCCCCTATGCACTGGCGAGGGCTTTCCACCGCGCAAGCGTTTCCGTGATCCTGCGTGCCTGCGCGAGGTGGTCGTCGTCTGGCCCCATTGGCGTGCGGGAGAGATGCCAACCGAGGTATCGTGCGGCGATTGCTGAGAGTTCGTCGGCGACTGATCGCGCTTCGTCTAATTGCTCAAGGGCAAACGCCAAAGATTGCCTAGAATTTTCTTGATCCGACCTCGCCTCGTCGCGCTCTTGCTGCAAAACGCAGACAGCATGAATCAGAGTGTACCCTTCTGCGTCTTCCCCTAGATTTAGCCGGATGTCGTGGAGTTCCTCCCTCGCCTCGTCGCGTTCGCGTTCAAGTTGTCGGGCAAAGTTGGCGGTCACCGTGGCGCACGAATAGAAACCTATATGGGGCGAGGCTGCCGCATCTGTCTCTGGTGTGGGTCGGTCGCTCATACCTTGGAGAGGAGTTGGGCGAGTTCAGTGATTTCTTCGTCACCTAATCCCCAGCAAAATCTTGTTGAGTCCTCAATAACTACCTCGGATTCTAGTTTGTAGTGCTTGCTTATAAGTTTTTTAAGGATTTGCTTTGAGGGTTTAGCTTTCTGATTAATTAAATTAATAGCTTTTTTATGCGCCTTTATCTGCTCATGGTGAGCCTTTATCTGCTTAATCAGTTCCAAGTATTTCTTTTTTTCTTTTTTTAATTCGACGATTAAAATTTTCTTCTCTTTGCTAGCCACGCAAGCGGTTCTCATACCTTGGCAAGTAGTTCACGGACTCGCTTGGCCTCGCGCTCCATTGGCTCGAGGAGTTCGAGGGCGCGGTTGAGGCGGTCCTTGTCCCATAATTCTGGTTTACTCTTGCTGATCCAACGTTCGACTGATTGCTGTAAATGCTTCAGTATATCTGCATCAATGTCACGCTCTAGCATTGCTGGCTTCGTGATGTCGATACCCATTTGCAGGAAGAAATGAGCCTCAACCTTTGCCACCGTCTCGATGCCGAACTTCTTGGCGCCGAATGCCTGTGACTTCAGTATCAGATAGCGCGCGGCTTCTTTGTAATAGAGCAAATCATTATGCCCCTTTTCCCACGCTTCTTGGGTGATTTCCTCAGGGATCGTATAAGTTTTAAGCTCTTCGGTTGTTAGCTGTTGTTCTGGTATTATTTGTATTTTCATTTTTGTTGTTTCAGTTGGTTGAAATAGGTGAGTCTTAGCGCGGCGAGGTTGTCCATTTTAGGTGGTGGCGTTTTCCCTTTGCCAGCACGATGTTGGCGGCGTTGCTCCGGCGTCATGGCGGCGTTTCTGGCCTTGGCTGATTCGGAGTAAACCTTTGATGCCGATGCTCGCTTTTGCTGTACCCCTCTAAAATTGTTTCGCCTTGATTGCTTTTTTGCGTGCCAATCGAGGAGTTGCTTACTTACGCCTACCCTTGAGGCGAGCGATGTCAGGCTTTCCCCTGTCTGATTGAGTAGCCAGTATAGAGCTACAAATTGGAGGCCGACATGCTCGGCGTTGATCTTCCCTGATCGAGGGATGTTGACCGCAAAGGCGTGGCTCAGTTCGTCTGCATTATCTTTTCTGGTTGTTTCATTTCCACGTTTAGCGAGCCATGCGATGAGTGTCTTGGCCTGAGCGATATTGATTCCAATCTCCTCGGCAAGAATCTCCTCTGGCGTGTCCAACTCGTCTGCCATGTCTGGCCAATAGGCACCGCCATTCTGTTTGTAGAGGCGAGCGGCGGATTGTGGTGAGGCGGAAAACATAGGTGTTAAAATGTTAAGGCTTTGAGGTTGCGGGCTTTTTCTTGTCGGTCAAATTGTTTTTTCGTGGCTTAAATGCTTCTGCGATGATGGCTTGCGCTGGCAGTTTGATCGGCATTGCCTCGCAGAGTTTCGGAAAGAAGGTAGATCGGAGGAAGTGCGCTGCGGTTGTGATGTTCATGTCCGCGTCTCTGGCGTTGCTGTATTGGGCATAAACGCTCTCATTACTCACATCGTCCACAGCCTGCCAAATCATGGCGTTGAGTAGTTTGCGGTAGAAGTGCAATAGCAGGCGCTCTTTTTCCTCTGGGGTCTGCTCTACCGGTTCGGCGGCGAGGTCTTGGGGTCTGGCGATTTCTTCCCATTTGCCGGGCTTGTAGCGTTTAGTCCTCATTGGTGGGTGAGGCGGTTGTATTCGGAGATGAGGAGGGCGTCGGCTATGGCGTGCGTGACTTTGATCTTTGGGAATAACTCTTGGGCTCGGCGCTTGCTCACGTTTTTGTCGCCCTTGGTGAGGCATGCTAGGGCTTTTTGCCACGCTTGAGGGCGGACATGGCGGAAAGGTATCGCAAGGGCTACAAGGGCCATTTCGAGGCCTCCGTATCCGTGACCGAAGGTGAATGCCGACTTCACGCCCATTTGAGGGCTTGAGTGGACGAGCTCGAGGGCGGCGATGGGATCGGCCATGCAAACGCTGTCTCGGAGGAGGTCGTATATGTCGCGGTCGGTCTCCGGCATTTTGTGTGCCCAGGCGGGTCCGGTGGTTGGGATAAAGGCGATGCCGCCGTTTTGTCCGGGGTCTATGCCGATGTAGAGTTTCATAAGGTTTTGTTTTTGATGCGGGTGAGTGATGCGGTGATGGATTTGCGGTGGGCTTGGGTGAGGGCTATGGGCTCGGCGTGCAGCCAGTTGTCATGCGGGGAGTGGCTGGCGATGATGAGGACGGCCCCACCTTGCCCGGCTGCTTCGAGGTAGGGTTCGATGGCGGCGCGTTGCGCGTCGGTGAAACGGAATGGGCGGCCAAGCTCGAGCGGGTTGACTTCCGTGGTGTCGACGCCATAGGCGATCTGGAGCGCCTGCCATGGGTGAGGGATCGGGGCGCTTGTCATTTCGTGCGCCCTTCAAATCGGGAGATGTCCCCGCGCATTTTCACAGGGGCGAAGACGTGGCGTTCTCCGTTGCGGTTCTTGATGACTCGGATGACCGGCGCGGCCTTGTCGGCATGGTCGATGTGGAGCACATAGTCGGCATGGTGTCCAACGGCGCGGGACTCGCGCAGCTCCCCGCCGTCATTCATTTGTGAGGCGGTAAAAACGACGATGTTGTGCTTGAGGGCGAGGATTTTGAGGCGGCGGACGACTTCGCTCACTTGTTGCTCGCGGGTTTCGGCCTTCGATGAGTTGCCGACCGTGCAGAGTTGGATGTAGTCCACCACGATCCACTTCATGCCGGCCTTGGCTCCTTGGTGGCATGCGACCTCGATGTCATCTATGGTCGTGATCTGGTCGTGGACCGTGATCGGGAGTCGGGCGATGGTTCGGATACCGATGGCCATGCCCTGCATTTGTTCGGCGGTGGGGCGGTCGTAGGCACTGACGACGCGGTGGCCGGACTTGCACGCTGCCATGCGGGAGATGACCGAGCTGGCTGTCATTTCGAGCGAGAAGATGATGCCTGGCTGATGATCGATGGCTCCGTTGAGGGCGGCTTGGAGGAGGAAAATGCTTTTCCCTCCAGAGGTTTCGCTGGCGGCAACGGCCACGGTGCCGAGTTCAAAGCCACCATTGAGCAGATAATCAAGCTCTTGGATGTTTGATTTTATGCGTTCCGGCGGCGTGAGGCTTTCGAGTGAGGTGATGAGGTTTTCGCATTGGCTCTTTATGGTAAGTGCCGAGTTGTCAATGTCATCGTCATCGGTGAGAGTGGCGGCGAGGTCGGATAGGTCCGCCGTCATAAGGGAAATGTCGGCCTTGGTCTCATGGAGTTTCTGCATCGCTCGGCGGTAGCGTCGGGCCTTGATGAGGTCTTTGCGGAAGTCCAGAGCGCTCTCCCTGTCCGCGCATGGGTAATGCTCTTTGATGATAAAAAGGGCAGAGGCGCCACCGATCTCCTCGAGCTTTCCGGTTTCCTCCAGCTTGGCTTGGATGGTGAAGAGGTTCACTTGTCGCCCGGCGGCGCGTGTTTCCTTGATCGCTTTGAGGATCGTGCGGTGGGCAGATTGAAGGAAAAGGTCTTGGTCCCACTTTGCCATGTCGAGGAGGTCATCGGCTTGGAGGATGATCGAGATTGCGGATTGCTCGGCGGAGAGATTTTGCGGGACGTTCTGCGTCTGGGTCGTGGCAGAGTAAAAATCGGATTTTCGGAGGTTCATGTTTTTGGTGGTTTCCGTCTGAGCTGCGCTGGCGACAGCCAGAGCGCAGCTATCTATTCGATAGAATAGATATTCTATCTATCTATCTAGGCCACGTTGGGTTCGGTTTGGTAACCCATGGGTTCGGTTGGGTTATCTGTGGGTTTCGGTTGGGTTATCGTTGGGTTGTTTTTCATAGGGTCTAAAGTTTGAGCTTTTTGGGTTTCGGGGCTTCTTCTTTTGGGCGTCCGCCCTTTGATCCGTTGTCCCAAGAGTTGAGGATTCGCTTGTTGTGTTCAGCCCATTGGTGCAGGACAAAGTCGCTGCCTTCGCGGTGGGCAAATCCGGCTTTGATAAGTGCCTGCTCAAATGCCATCGGGTCACCTTCCCAGTCGGCTATCGCTGCCACGATCTCGGCTGGCTTCTCAATCCGTTCTGTGCGCCTGAATTGGCATTGCGCCCAGAGTTTAATGAGGGAAAAGACACCGGCGTGGCCTGCCATCTTGAGCAGGATTTTCGTTTTGTAATGGTCTGGAAAATCGGGCGATAAGATCATTTCTTCTTTTTGTTCGTTAAATGGTTCCGATTGACGTAATCGCGGACGAGTTCGAGATCCGCCTCCGCCTGGGGTTGCTCCTCGAGGGCGTAGGTGTGCCGGTAGGGAGGCAACGGCACGCCACGCTCGAGGCGCGGCCCTATCGGGCAATCGTTCGCGCAGATGCTCAGGCGGAGGGTGATGTCAGGTAGCATGGGGGGGGCTTTACTGGATGACTGGAAATGCCTCGCTCGAACCTTCTTCGCACCATTTCAAACAACGAACCGTCTTTCCTAACCGAGTAAAGTTCCAAGCCTTAATACACAATGCCATTAAGTATGGTTTTTGGAGCTTTGCTTTTGATGTGGAATTTCTTACTAATCTCTCACGCAAAACATACCATGGTTCACCTTCTTGCATGCCCGTTCCTCTCGTGACCTTCTGCACAAACTCATCTGCAAGCTGTAAATTTTTCCTGCTAAATAAATAATGGCAAGAATCAAGGACTGATGGCGTCAGTAACTTTTTATGGCAGTCTGATGTTTGCAGTGAATTTCTAGCTTCAGGGTATTTTTCTAAAAGCTCTTCGATTTCTGTATTGCTGTATGCAGCAGCCTTATCCACGCGCCCCGTCATGTATTTATCAATCATGACTAAGCTTGCCGCTAAACGGCAGGCGTTTTGTTCCCCACGCACGCCAAGAGTATCACCAGGGCTACGACGCTTCCCTATGTCTTTTGTATCAAAGACATCTGATGGCAGGCCTTCAATAACAAATGACTGTATTGATATTCCTGATTGCACAACAGCAGCGAGTCTGTGCTGGCCATCTATTAACCTATTACCATTGAGGCAAATTGTGTCTCCATTTACCTTCCATCTTCCTTTTGATATTTCTTTCGCAAGCGCGTCAACATGCAATCGACTCATTGCTCGATTGCCTGCATTTTTTTCGTTCAGTATTTTTTTAGCCCACTCAGGGGTAATTGTTTTAAGTTCAGCATTCATATTATTTTTCGTTTTTTTGTTTGTTAAAATCCGCGTTTTTTGGGATTGCGCGGCCCCCCTTGATCCCCTGCTTATTCAGCGAGGAAACTCAGAACGGGATTTCGTCGCCGTCTTCGTCTTTTTGGGTTGCTGTTGCCTTGGTCGGTTTCTTAGCGGCTTGTTTGGCTTCCACCCAACGCTCGATAATGTTGAATCGAGCGTTTGGGTTTGTGCTTCCAGGCTCTTCGCCTAAGACAACCCATGCCGACATGCCGACAAAATCCTCGGCTTCAATGGTGAGGTCTTCGCCTGGCACTACGGCCTGCCCGAGTGCTTGGCGCACTTGGTCAATCTTCCATGCAGCTTTAGCCGTAAATGTCAGGTGCTCGAAGATTTCCGGACCGTTTGTGCCGTCTAGAAGCTTAACTCGGCATGTAAGCTTGATCATGGGGTTGCCGGCCTGACTGATCTTTTCGACGCCGTTGGTGATTTCGACTTGGTATTTGCCCGGCTCGACGAAATAGGTCTCGCGGGGTTCTGATTGTGTATATGTAGGCATATTATTTCTTGTTTTTGATTTGGCGCAGGGTGATTATGGGTGGCCCTGACTGCACCGCGGATTCGTCCACTTCGGCGCCGGACTCGACGCAGAACTGGCGAAATTTGTCGGCGCTCATCTTTCCGCCCAAGGCGAGGATGAGCGTTTCTTTGGAAACATTGGTTGAGGCCTTGGCTATGGTGTCGGCCTCTACGAATTGACGACCAGCGCCGGTGGTGACCTTCCACCCTGGTATGTCCTCGCCCGCTCCGAGGCGTTCCTTGAGAGCGTCAAGGATCGGTTCGGCGATCTGCTTTTCTGCGAGCTTCCAGTTTGCCGCGAAGGCTGAGAGGCTGACCGGATTGGCTAGGATCTGGTCTCGGATCTCCGTCAGGGATGTCTCGGACTGAACGAGCGCCAATGCCTCGGAGGATTGACGAACGAGAGCACGGCACCCGTCTGCATTTGCACACCACCCGCAGTATTCATTAGGCGTCGGCTCAGCTGTGCGGCTTGAGGCTTCGATGATAAGGTTGCTGACCGTGGCCTCGGCTTGTTCGCGGGTGAAGTCGTAGGTGCGGCGAAGGCGTTGGTCGATATAGACGACATGAGCTGTCCATGAGTCTGTAAAATGCTCTTGCATACATGCCAGCGCATAGGCGGCGAGCTGCTGGCGGTAATTTCTGACTTGGCCTGTCTTGATGTCTGCCACCCACTTGGCCCGCACACATACCGCATCGGCTGTGCCGGGCTTGGAAAGCCCTGGCACTTCCATTCCTAAGTATTCTTCGCGGGTCTCTATATGGTATCCACCGGATAGCACTCGGAGTTCATTTGCGCCCCATTCGACGGCCTTTTTGTCTTCGGATACAAGGGTGTCGAAGGTCGTCGGGTCATCAATGAAAAGCTCGCGCAAAGCACGGTCTAGGAGCGTGCCACGTTCTGCCGCTGCGCTGGCACCCGGCGCGCCCGTGAAGAGCGCGCACTCTGCCAGCTTTGGCAGGGATGATGGGGAGATTTCTTTGATCACGCTGCCACCTCCATTTGTTTCTTTGCCTTGGTGACCAAAGCCTCGGGCCGTGCCACGATCTGCTCGCGTAGCTTTGGCGAGGCGTCACGCCACGTCTGCCCATCGGTGATTGATCCGTTCCCAAAAAGGAAGAGATTCACCAGTTCCTCGTGCTCTTCGAGGATCGCAACCGACTCACGCCCGATGATCTCCACCGCAGGCGCGGCCTTGGGTTTTGATGCCGGCTGGAATAGGTGAGACACCGCGCACCATTCCATAGGGAGTTCTTCAGCAAGTCCGGAGCGTGTCTTCGCGTCGTATGCTGCCGAGTGCGTTGTGTAAATGACCCGTTCCTTTCCTCCGATGCCTTTGGCCTTCCCCCCATCGTTGGTGACGGCCTTTGTTTTGAATCGAAAAAACCAAAGCTCATCGGCCCATTCCTTGACGAGCGGAGAGGATTGTTTTGAGAGCTTGAGCTCGTAGCGGTCGTATGCGGCAAGGATGTCCGGTGGCTCGGTGCGCTGCACCTTGCTGTGCGCCAATACAACGACATGCTTACCGGCATCAATGAGAGCATCCAAGGCGGTCAAGAACCGGCTCATCTTCTCCGCTGCCATCACCCATCCTTTCCCGAACCCGAAATCCTCTACCGAGGTTTTCTTATTGGTGGCGAGGAGGTCTTCAACGGCCAACCGTTCCGCCCAATCCGCGGAATCGATAACCACCGTTTGGTAGTCCGTACGCCCGGCTTCGCTGATATATTCGCCAAGTTCTTTCCACGTTGATATGGCTACGCGATCGATGTCGAGGTGGTTCGATCCGCCCTCGATGTCCAAGAATAGAGGATTAGGGAATTTGCTGGCAAAAGTCGTTTTACCTACCGACTCCACCCCGTAGATGACCACCCGCTGTGGTCGTGCTTGTTTGCCTTTTAGTATTTTCATATTTATTATGTTTTCTGTTTGTTGTTTGTGGGGGATTATTTAGGGGAATTGTCTTCTTTGAACCGGCGGCGGCGTTCCTTGCGGATGCGCTCGCGTTCGCACTCGATACCGAGGTGAAATGTCGTGTAGAGGCTCGCCATCACTAGAAAGGCTGAGATAAGGGCGGTGGTTTCGCTCATTGTTTTGCTTTCCGTTCGAGCCGGGTTGATGTCGGCCTTGCGTGGTGTTTGTTGAGAAATTCAAGTTCGGCATCCATGCGGGATGCGGCCCATACGTAATCCCCGAACCGCCCGAAAACCCCGTTGGCCTCGCAGTAATAAAGGCTTCTCATTGTCCGGCCCTCCGGTTGAGGAGTTGATAGAGCCCGTTGCGCTGGCGCTCTAGGCGGCGGCTGGTCTCGCGAAGCGGGATACCGAATGTTGAGCCGGACGCTTTCACAGCGGCCTCGGTCTCTGGTGTCTCGGTTGTCCAGTCGGTCTCAAGGAGGGCTTCGGCGCGGTCGCGGTCGGCCTCGATCTCGGTCCAGTTTGCCGATATGCCTTGGTCTACGTCCCTGATCTGGCAAATATCATCATGCCGTTCCTCGGCATAGTCCGAGGCGTGGTCGTCTGGTTCGCTCATTCCTCGTCCTCCGGCGGGAGTGGAAGCGGCATCCAATGCAGAACCGGCTCCTCTTCGTGAATTCGTGCGCCTGAAACATTGCGCCAGACATTGCCGTCGAGAAATCCTGTCCAGACCTCGCCTCCGAGGGTGTGGATGATGACGGTCTCGCCGTCGTCCGGTGGAGTTGATGCAGGAACCCAGTTGATCGTGCGGCTCATCGGGCGATCCTCCAGGCAGTAAATGCGAGCGCCACCGGCGGCACAAAGATAACGAGAAAATCCAGAAAATAGCCTATGGATCGGCATACGGCGGAGGGGTCGTGGAGGTCGATCATTTGGCCTTCCCGATTGCGCGGCTGAGATCGTTACCGTCGAGCTTGAGAGCCTTTGTGACCTCGGCCTCGTCAAACCTCCACCATCTTCCAACTTTAAAAGCCGGTATGCGGCTTTTCCTCGCCCATTCCTCGATGGTGTATTTTGCCACTCCGAGGCGAGCGGCCATGGCGGTTGAGTCGATCATTTCGATGGCCTCCGCTTGTTGTCTGCTTTTTCTTGGAGCCGGATGGCGTTGGCAACTAGCCGGCTTATTGGGGTTCCCCCGTTTGAATCCGCTTTGGTCTTCAAATACTCAAAGAGATCCACCGGGATGCTGATGCTTGTTTTGACATATGCGCTTTGCATGGTGCTACCGATAGCAGCGGTGCTACTGGTGTTTCAATAAAAAAATGCAATGGGGTGTTTCCCTGCTGCGAAGTTTTTTATTGACTTCCGCTTGTTTGCTATCTCTGCGGGCAAAAATATATTTTCGCCTCGCGATTTGCTTTATGGTTAGATCGGTGCTACTGGTAGGATATGGAAAGCGAGAGATTTAAAAAATTAAACATCAGTATCCCTCCCGATCTGCATCGGTGGATAAAGAAAAAACAGGAGGATTTTAAAGAAAAAAACCCTCTCGCGCGCTTGGATGTGAGTCCTATTATCGCAGATTGCATCCGTGCCATGAAAGAGTCAGAAGAGGGAAAAGGACAGGCTTCTCTTGCTGGTGCCAAAGAGGTGAAGCTGTCAGAGAGTTCCGGCAATGGGTCATCAACTCGGACCAAGAAGACTTCCCGCAAGGCTGGATAGGCAAAGTAATCGACCTAACTACCATCGAAGACCATTCGTGTTCAGAATTTTACCCAGACAAAGATGTCGCTGATGGTGGGGGGGGTGTAACTTGCTCCATTTAATTACTTTACAAAGCCCAGAACGCTTTAGCTTCGTTTTGACGAACTCCTCTGGCGTATTTTTCTTCGACCATGCGAGGCGAGGAATGCCCTAGAAAGTAAGCGGTTTTGCTGCTGTCCTGCCACATGGCACGGTGCATGGAGGCCGATGTATGTCTCAGGCAGTTTTGCGGCCACTCTGCCCACCCCATCTCATTGGATAGCTCCGTGCGGTCCCGCTTGATGAACCCTTCCTCTAGGCAGTCCCATTTTTTCGGAAGGTGTCGAAGTAGCGCCGGCTGAATCGGGACGAATCTCGGGCGAGGCTTGGGATCGGTGGATTTCCGAAATGGAACAAATATCTCTTCCGCCTCGATGTGCTTCGGCATACATCGCCCGACCTCCGAGATCCGCATGCCTCCGAACAACCCAAGGACAAGCCAAGCGCGGAGGCGTTCATCTTTTTTGGTGAGGGCGAGAAGGCGCTTAATTTGCGGCATGGTCAAAAGGTGGTGCTCAGGCGCGGCCTTTGGCGAGTCGATCTTCAGCACGGGATTCACCGAGGCGAGCTCGTAGCGCACAAGCCAGTTAAATACGAGGCGAAGATAAACAAACCCCTGTTGCGCCGTAGTCCCGCACCAATTTGGGCGTGAGAGAAAAGACTCAATGTGGATCGGCTTAATGTCGTTAATACCCATCGAGCCGTATTTCTCCACAAAATGACCCCACCACCAATTCAAGAGTCGGGTATGGTTGCCCACCTTAAGCTTCGGCATCCGCACCAGGGTAAATTCCTTCCACGCCTTTTCAACTGAAAGCCCCGAGGATTCCTTAAATGCGTCGGTGCCTCCGGTCTCTAATTTCTCAGCCAGTGCATCGCGGTGCAGGCGTGCCTCGAGGCGGGTATTAAAGAACGTGCGTTTCTCCTTACCGCCGATACGCGAGAAAACCACGTGCCGGTGCTGCCCTCGCACCGTGGCCTCGCGGATGGTGATAACTGGCTTGTTGCGTCGTGTTGCGTCCGTTGCGTCCATAAAGGCATTTTAAGCCATTTAGGGCAACTTTCAACAAGTTTCAAAGGTATTCAGAGAAAACCCGCACAGTCAATGTTAGAGCGGTTTGAGGGGCTGTAGAGAGGAGAGCCGACGACGAGACTCGAACTCGTGACCTATCGATTACGAATCGGAAAATGGGTGCTGATTATTAGCAACTTACAAGAGCGTTGCGCGGGCGTTGCGTTTTTGGCTTTTTTCCCTACGCCAGAACGTCGATTTTTTTGGAGACGCGGGAGCGGAGGGTGGCGAGCATGTCGCGCTCGGTCATGCCGGTTGCCCATTTCGGTCTGAGCTGGTAGTGGGGCTCGTCCACGATGCTTTTCCAATCCCCTCCCCATTCGAGGCCGAGGCTTTTACCGAGCGTGCCTAGCTCGTGGTACAGCGGATGTTCTTCGCAATACTCTTTGCCGCGAAAGATT